ACCAAAGCTGTTCAATTCTCTTGTTTTCATCATGGGAAGAACGTGTAAGTATACATTAACTAATCTAGTTATTAAATTAGCTACTGTATTGCCTGCACCTCATTCTCCTGATTTTGAATTGCTTCTTCCTATGAAAGATAATTTCAGAAAAGCATTTAGTAGTGCTTCTTTTGAAATTAAAAATTCATTAGGATTAGGACAATTAAAACAAAAGGCTGAACCAGCGGGAAAAATGAGAGTTTTCGCCATGGTAGACAGTTGAACTCAAACAGTTCTATTGCCTCTTCATAACTATCTTATGGAACTTCTTTCTAGAATTCCAAATGATGGTACTGAGAGTCATTTAGCTGCTTTTGATCGTGTCCGTGAGAGATCTGTTTTATACAGTTGCTCTTACGGTTACGATTTGTCATCTGCTACTGATAGATTACCGTTATCTCTCCAAAAAGCTATTATTCATAGTATTTTTGGAAAAGATTTCAGTGATCACTGAGCAAATCTACTTGTTGGAAGATCTTATTTCCTTTTTGGGAAAGAAGGGACTCAACAATTAGATTATACAGTTGGTCAACCTATGGGGGCCAGATCTTCATTTACTATGTTGGGTCTTACACATCATATGATTGTGCAATACGCAGCATTAATGAATTCTGGTCTTTCATTTAAAAAATGAGAAGATCGCTATGAAATTGTCGGAGATGATATAATCATCTTTGATAAAGACTTAGCTGATACTTATCGTTTAATAATGAATAACCTAGGTGTTCCTATCAACATGTCGAAATCTGTAGTCTCTGAGTTACGTCCTGTTGCTGAGTTTGTGAAACGTGTTTCCGTTAACGGAAAAGATGTTTCACCATTCTCATGAAAACAGTTCATAACCGAAAATACTTATTTAGGTCGTATTAATACAACAATAGCATTGTTCTCTAAAGATATTTCTCTAGCAGAACATCCTGTTACTGTTTTTAATACTGTACTTAAACAAGCTATTTACGATAAGAGACCTCAGAAGGATATTCTTCCATTAATTTCGTTGTTTATGACATACTCTATACAAATAGGTATGACATTCCAAGAAATTATTAGAATCCTACTCCAAGGAAAAGCTTTCATTACAGACAAATCTATAGGTTGAGAAAGTTTTGATATTAATCAATTCTATGCTAAACTTAAAAGAATGATTGTAGAGAAAGTTTCTCCTGTTGATCTATCTTTCCATCCGGATTTTACTTTATTAGAGCATTATACTAAAGATTTATTCGCTAAGCGTGCTTATCAAATAATGAAAAAGTATAATGTTTATAAGATAGAATCTATTCATCAAGAAATTATTTCACATCTTATCGGTAGACATTTTAAATCTATCGATTCTGATATTAAGTTATTACTTGAAGAATGGATGGAATTACAGGATCCGATTTTCGGAGAAAATGGTTATCCTTATTATCCTAATAAAGATGACGATTTCCGTATCGAAAATCCTGAGGATTTCTCTCCTGAATTCATTGCTGATTTAAAGTTAAAACTTTTGAGTCAGTATGAAGACAGATATAAAAATTGGTTCAATTATTTATATATAGAGAAATTCTCCGACAATCCTGTAATGGAAACTTATCAATTTTATCAAAAATGTCAAGGAAAGATTTCTTTCTTAGATATTCATAATAGAATTGATAAAGTTAAGTTACCAGTACTTCTAGATGCTAAGGATCATACTTTTCTGTTGGACCTTCATGATGTTATCAAGGAGGTCGGACATGGAAGTGGTGATTCTTTACGTCTGAACTACGAGGAACCTGTTCCTGAAAAACATTACTTCCCAAAAATCCAAAGATTTTTAGGTTGAATATAATTCAGTTATAGGTTCTAACAGAGTAGTTAAGTCAAGATAGACTTAAATATTCCTGGTGCGGAGATAATCTCCTTATTATATACCTGATAATTATTTATAATTATGAGGTTACTAAATTATAATAGGGGGAGACCACACAAAAAGGTTTTTA